GGGTCCGCGTATGACAACCGAGCCAACCTGGCACCAGAATTTTTCGCAGAGATTATCGGCGCTTACGAAGGTACGCGACTCGGCCGACAAGAACTGAATGCTGAGTTATTGGACGATACCGAGGGGGCTTTGTGGACCGGCGACATGATTGAGCAGCAGAGAGTGTCGCTGGCTCCCGCTCCGGAGCAAGTGGCGAGGTCCGTGTTGGCCATCGACCCAGCCGTGTCTGCCGAAGAAGGTTCGAGCGAGACAGGCATGGTGGCTGCTTGTAGAACACACGACGGTCACCTGTACATACTTGCAGACTACAGCGGCCGCATGTCCCCTCTCGACTGGGCACGCCGCGCCAGCTACGCCTACAAGACTCTAGACTGTGACCGGGTGGTTGCCGAGGTGAATCAGGGCGGCGACCTGGTCGAAGCCAATTTACGCAATATATGCCCTGATATCCCGTATATGGCAGTTCGAGCCAAGGTTGGCAAGAGGCTTCGCGCCGAGCCTGTGGCAGCTCTCTACGAGCGCGGCTTGGTACACCACGTGGGCTGCTTCGCGGAGTTGGAAGACCAGATGACTGGATGGTTGCCAGGGGCCGCCAGTCCTGATAGACTAGATGCGTTGGTATACGCCCTGACCGACCTATCGGACACAAGGGTGTACAGCGGTGCAGCACCAGTGCTGTCCACGCGGAAAAGCCCACATGCTCTGTTTCGTTAAAGGAGACCAAACCATGAGCGAAATCAAGATTATTGACAGACGGCTCGAACCAGAATTGGAAGAGACGCCGGCCGAGACAATTGAACAGGCTCTACAACAAGCCTGCAAAAATGTTGGCGGAGGACAACCGCCAGTGCAGACCGAGCAGCCGGCACCGGGTGTCGATTACGATTGTATACCTGAGATCGTGTTGCGGGCTCAGTGTGCACATTGTGGGTCCGTGGCACACATCAGTCACCCAGTGTTTGTGCAGAGATTCCTGGTCAGCGGTGTCACAAATTTGCAACTGCCGCCGTGTTCGTGTGGGCGCGTGACTCGTCTGGTACATCAGCGCCGGCCGGCGCGGAAGATCGTGGAAGCTCCGCCGCAGATGGCGACCAACAGAGCAGCACGTCGTTTGCAACAGGCTTTGACTCGCAGAGCTTCGTCGCGTGGGGGTGTTTGATGTCGGCCGGCAAGGGAGACAAGAGAAGGCCACGCTCGAGCGCTGTGAGTGCCAGTGATTTCGCCGCAGCGTGGGCCTCTACTTTTGGTCGCAAGTGTGATCGGGTGCATCCAAGCGTGCGGTCACAGTGTGTGGCATGCGGTTCCTGGACGTCGACACCTTACGTGACTCCTCACTACCTCGTGTGTCCCGACTGCGCGCACATGGAACAACCGTGAGTAACCAGGAAATCAGGCGAGCCAGTGCTAGAATCCAAGCGCACGCGGAGCCTATGGCTCAAGAAGTGCTCAAAATACTGCGCCGGTTCGCCTTATTGAGCGAGCGTCGTGCACTGGCTGCGGTCCGTGCACGACGCAAACTCACCCCTCCGTCGCGGCGTCTAGCCAAAGCAGACACACCAGAGTCGTTGGCCGACGAGCTAGCACGCATTATCCGCGTGTTCGGTTTGCAGCAGGCTCAATCATCCGCCAAGCGAGTAGGTGCAGAAGGAGTCCCAGACCCCTATGTGCAGCGACTAGGCAGGCAGTCTATCTTCACGGCGAAGCGCATCCTGGCGTGGACAGACGAAGAAATCACAGCGTCAGTCAATCGCATCATCGTGGAAGGCATGAGCGAGACACCCCCCGCCACGGTCGGGGATATAGCCAAACGGATCAGAGAACAGTACCACGGAGCGGGTGGCGCAGTAGGATCCGTGGGTGAGATCGACCGCACCGTGCGCACCGGACGCACCACACAGTACAGTGTTGATAGTGGGACGATGTACTCGATATCGAGCGAGCGTGCTGCTGCTATCGCTCAGACTGAAATCGGCGAAGCCGAGGAGTCGGGTAAGGTGGCCGGCTACGAGGCCATTGGTGTGTGGGGGATGAAGTGGTTGTCACGCCAGTGGTCGCAGGGTAGACATCAGTCAATGAACGGGCAGGTTGTCAAGCTCGGTACCAAATTTCGATACCCCGACGGCGCTCGTGGGTCCTACCCACGTAGCCCCGATAGTCCGGTCGGGCACCGTGTGAACTGTCAGTGCACGACCGTGCCTGTGTTCAAGGAGTAACGCATGGAGTCAAAGGAACAAATCAAAGCGCGCGAGAGCGCACCATACCTGTGCGAAGTGGGGGTTTCCGGGGTCAAACGCTACGGAGGCTACATCTACGAGGACTTCCTGACTCAGCTGCAAGGCAAGCGCGGGGCTCAGGTCTACCGAGAAATGATGGCCAACGAGTCGATTATCGGCGCGGCTATGTGGATTTTTCGCACACTACTAGTGCAGACGCCCTGGTACTTAGAGGCAGTCGACGATTCGCCGCAAGCCGAATTAGTGCGGGATCACGTCGAGTCGTGCCTATACGACTTCGACGGAGGTATGCAGGCTTTGATTGGGCGTGCACTGACTGCGTTTGGCTACGGCTATGCGCTTTGTGAGAAGGTATTCAAAATAAGGCGCGGCCCGGACTTCCCCGAGCCTTTCAGGTCGCAGCACAGCGACGGTAGGTGGGGCATCGCCAAACTACCACTGCGGAAACAGACCACGATCGAGGAATGGATTTACGACGATAACACTGGTGACACGCTGATAGGCGCCATTCAGATCGCAGATAATGAAGCCCGTCGCCGCATCTTGCCAATCAGCAAACTGCTTCATTTCCGTTTTCGTTCTGTGACAGAATCGCCTGAAGGCGAGTCAGGGTTAAGGCAAGCATACCCAAGCTACTACGCCGTCAAACATGCGCGCTTCGTCGAGAGTGTAGGGATCGAGCGGTACATGGTGGGGATCCCTGTAGTGACTGTCCCGCCACAGGTACTAGAGGCGAGTGCTGGGACTAGAGAGGCTGCGACGCGCACGTCCTTCGAGGCGTTGGTGCGCAACATCTGCAAGGACAACCAAGCCGGTGTAGTCTTCCCCGCGCGCGAAGACGCAAGCGGTAAGAAGACCGGTTACGACATCTTTCTGTTGTCCGGTGGCGGAGATAAACCGACTGACATCGACCCTGTGATCCAGCGATATGAGAGCCGCATAGCAATGTCCATGCTGGCTGGTGTGATGCTGCTCGGCCAGCAGAATTCTGTAGGGTCTTTCGCCCTATCCAAGGATCAATCGGAACTCATGGTGCTAGGGCTAACCAGTCTTCTGGATTCGATTCACGCCACGGTTCAAGAGCAACTCCTCCCCGATCTGGTGGTACTGAATGGCTGGGACGCAAGTCTCACACCGAAGCTAAAACACGGGCCGGTAAAGGCACCGAACATCGCTGATTTGGCTTCCTTCCTGTCTGCCGCTTCTGGTAGCGGGGCGTTCGTCGCCGGAGATAAAGCCGAGGCTTGGGTACGCGACAAGCTCGGAATGGAGCTAGAGGATCGTCCGTCATTCACTGCTCGCGACGCGGTGCTGAATACGGAGCCCTCCATCACCGACCGCTCAACCAGCGAGCAGCAGGAAACCGCCCCGCAAGAGGATGTCCAAAAACAAGTACTGAACGGTGCCCAAGTGACAGCACTGGCAGACGTGGTGCAGCGTGTTGCGGCTGGAGTGCTCCCGCGGAATTCCGCTGTCGGCATTATCTCAGTCGGCTTCCGACTGAGTGAAGACGAGGCTAATCGCCTACTTGGCGACGCCGGTACTGTGATCAACCAGGAGGCCAAAGATGCGATCTGAAATCAGGTGTCCTATTTGCCAAGCTAAGCTGGCTGAGTTGATGGAAGGTGACTGGCGCATTAGGTGCCGTCGTTGCGGGTACAACACAGGACCAGCAGACCCTTTTCTGGCGGACAATCAGCCGCTAAGGTGTGACGGTTGCGACAAGTTACTAGCCGACCACGCTGCCGGGCCGGCTCGCATCAAATGCACGAGGTGCGGAAAAATGACCGAGCACTTGACAGGCGAAGCCCTGCTGATGTATGTTGCGAATCAGTGGCCCTCGTGCCCCGACAGCGCAGCAGACGGGGCGATAGATGGCAGCCACGAAAATCCTACAAGCAGTTCTAGCGAAGGCAGCTCCGCTGGACGCAGAGAAGAGAGTGGTAGTAGCCTGGCTATCTCAGGTAGAGGACGCGGACGGAAACCCAATCGTCGATAATGAGGGTGACTCCATCACTATCGACGCGTTGGAGGATGCGGTCACTGAGGCTTTCTCCCACGGGGGCACTGCTAGACTTGAACGCCAGCACGAGCAGTTCGAACTAGGCGACGTAATTCAGTTTTTCACACTGTCTCGAGACGAACGCGAAGCTTTGGGTTTCGGCCCCGGACCGGCCGGCGCCATAGTCAAGGTGCGCGTCACCGACGATCAACTCTGGGACGATATCAAATCAGGCAAAGTGACAGACGTCAGTTTTCTGGGCATGGTCTTGGACGGTGAAGACAATGCCTAGGATGATCAAGCGCTTGCGCATTTTCACTGTCGCGTTGGCGAACGCTGGAACCGGGCGCAACGCTAGCGCGAAGATCGTGCTGACAAAAGCTGAAGGGACAACAATGGAACCAACAGAGGTTGAGACCTTGCTGCAAGATCTGCGGTCGAGGCTCTCCGAAGAAGACATGGCAGCGGTGCTCAAGCTCGTCGAAGTGGCCAAGCGCAGCGAGCCAGAAAAGCCTGTGGTCGAGAAGGCCGATGGCGAGCCAGAAAAGCCTGTAGTCGAGAAGGCCGACGGTGAGCCTGAGCAACCAGAACCCGACGACATGCTGCGCAAAGCCCAGTCTTCGGAGCTTGCCGTCGCGAAGGCTGAGCTTGCTGCCATGAAGGCGGAGCTTGCTCGCCGTGATGAGACCGCCGCAGTGGCTGGGTTTGTTGCAAAAGCCAGCGCCGAAATGGCAGCTATCCCAGGGTGCACCCCTGGTGAGCTAGGGCTGCTGCTCAAGTCTGTGTCAGATCACGTCGATGATGCGGCCATGGCCAAGCTCGTGGCGATTCTTCGCGGCGCAAGCCAAGCAATCGCCAAGTCGGCTCTACTCAAAGCGGCCGGCAGTGACGGTGACGAACAGGACGCCGCCAGTCAGCTCCAGCTTGAGATCAACAAACTGCGGAAGGTTGAGCCTGCCCTCAGTCCGGAGCAGGCCCTCTATCGCGTGAGCAAGACAAACAGCAGGCTGTTCAAGGCCGCATGTGAGTCGGAGGTGAAACGATAATGAGCACGTCACGTCTCGATGCCAACCAGATCTCCGCGTCCGCCGCTGCGGACTACAGCGCGTCGCAATATTGCTGTGTTGCGCTTTCCGCCGAAGGCCCGCCACCCACCGCCACCCTGGCCAGCGTAGCAGGGCAAGAAGTGCACGGGATCCTACAAGACGACCCGGACGCCGCGGGCCGGGCATGCTCTGTGAAACTGCTAGGCACAAGCAAGGCCAAGGCTGGAGCGGCGATTTCTTTCATGGCTCCGCTCACTTGTGATTCGTCCGGGCGTGTGGTGACGCGCACAAGCAACACAGATTGCCACGTCGGTTACGCCATGCGAGCGGCCTCTGCCGCTAATGACATCATCGAAGTCCTGTTGGTGGGTTTCGTCGCCAAGCCTGTGGTGCTGAATGACGGGATCATCATGCTACCGCTGAGTGCGGCCCGTGAGCTTGCGTCCAATGAGATCCCGGCTATCGCCGCGAACATGGGCATTCTCTGCAAGGATTCCACGCCGAATCTTGAGGCGGCCAACGCGGGCACAGACCAGCAACTGCAATTGGAGTGGGCGGCGAGCAACAGCGATGTGATCTGTTGGGACGTGGCGTACCCGCCCGATCTGGATCCTGCGAGCAATATCACGTTCCACGCAATGGCCAAGTCCGGTGGGGCTACCGACACGCCGACGCTAACCATCGGAGCCTTTGAGGGTGTGGGCGATACCGACTTCGGTGGCGCGACCGGGGCCCTCAGCGCGACCCTGGCCGAAGTCACCCGCACGCTGGCGGCCGCCAATGTTGGCGGACCACCGAACAACCTGGTAGTCACACTCACCCCGGGCGCACACACCACTGACACCGTGGTAATCCAGGGCGCTTGTTGGTTGGAGTACACCCGCAAGTAGCGTCCCAGAGAAACACTCGATACTGTCGCCGGTTGATCGGCGCGAAAGGTTGAAACGAAGATGCTCCCGAGTCGCAACGACATGCACCCTGTGGACGTGCTGCTCACCGGTTACGCGATCGGTTACGGGCAGGATCGTTCCAAGGATTTCATTGCTGCCAAGGTCGGTTATCAGAAAAAGGTTACGAAGCGTTCTGGTCGCTACACGATCTGGGATAAGGGCGACCGGTATCGCAGCGAAATGCAGATGGTAGGGCCGAACGATCCTGCGCCCGAAGCAGGGTTCAGAATGAGTACGGACACCTATTTCTGCGACGACTACAAACTCAAGAAGTTTGTGGGTGATGAGGATCGCGACGACGCCGATGTCGATCTGCGTCTAGCGTCGGTGGAATACCTGATTGATCAGGCACTTCTCAAGCGCGATCTGATCGTCGCCGCCACGGTGTTCGGCACCGGTCTATGGACTGGGATTACGGAAGAGACCGGCGTGACTGGTACTCCAAGCACGAACCAGTTCAAGCGATGGGACGAGTCGGGCTCGGTTCCCCTCAAGGACGTCTCAGATGCGAAGGCGAGCGCCCGGGTATCTTCCGGTAATGCCGCCAATGTGATGGTAACGAGCAACCAGGTCAGCAATGCTTTG